ATTGTCCACAAGGGGTCACTTAGTGCATAGTGGGTCTTGACTTACTAATTCTTTGCTCAAAATTATCTAAATTGCAATAGAAAAGTTTAATGAAGGGTACAGAATCGAAATAATATGGGTCTTCTTCTTGATGAAATCCCATACTTTCTAACCATTTTATTGTCTGTATCTGGTCTTGTGGCACAAAGTTTTCTACAAAATCATAATCTATTTTGAGAAATGACAGTATCAATTTGCTATGTTTGAAGATAGTTAGCCAATGCTTATCAACAGTATTTGTACCAAGAAACCATATTCTACCAACATGCATAACATCATCAAGAGGTGTAACACCACACATAGCAATAGGTGTAC